TGACTGCTACATTTTTAAACTTGTGATAAATTGTTTTCTTACAAGTATTTTCATTATCTTTTTTAGATTGTACATACTTATCCATATTAGTTTTCAGTAATTTAAACATCTTTTCAAAGGAAGAAAAAATATCTCTATAAGCTAATCTTCTTCTATCATTATTAAAATTTCTTCCCAAAGATATATAATAAACATCCTTTAATATACTAGCACTTTTTACACTAGTAGTACATTTTTTATATGCATCAATTAAATTTTTCATAAAGATACTAGGATAAGTATTTTCCTTAATTACTTTTGCATACTTGTTCTTTTTATTTTTAACCTTATTTAATATACTTAATAGTACTTCTTCCTCAGTTATAATATCATCAACATTTAAGCAATTAATTTTAAACTTGTTATAAATTTCCATTTCATTATTACTTAATACAGTTGCATTTAAAATCATCAAAGTATCATTATCTTTAAACTCTACTTTAGAATTAATTATAATATCACGGGTAATGTATCGGTCAACAAATTCACCAAAGTCCGGTTCATAAGAACCATTTTTTATTTCTGGTAGATACTCTATTTTTTCAGTACTAACGTCTAGGTCTAGTGAATTATTACTGAATAACTCTTCCTCTGTCGGTTTTAAATTATTATCTATAAATCCATTCTTTCTCATTTCATCTATGTTTTCAGTATTTAATAACAAAACTAAATCAGTCACACTATATTCTTGTTTAATCATATTTTCATCTTTCAAATCAAATATATCTATAGTTGGTTTACTTGATTTTGGATTATGAACCATTTTTACAAATTCACGATTTTCTTTTATAAATATAGATACTGGAACTTCTGAATGAGTAGCCATTAAAAATAAATTAGTTTTAGCTCTAGTTACTCCTACATAAAATAATCTTCTTTCTTCTTCTATATTCTTTATATTATTGTTTAATTGAGAAGGAAAATGTTGATGAGCAAAACCTAAAAGAAATACGGTAGACCATTCTAATCCTTTAGACTTGTGAATTGTAGTAATCGCTACTTTATTTGGTTCTAATATTTTTTTAATATTCTCTCCTATTTTATCAGTAATACAAGAAACCATTGGAATATCATATTTAATTAATTCAGTTTCCATAATTTTTAGATGATAACTGTTTCTGGATAATATAGCTATTTGGTCCAAGTTACCTTCATGTTCTTGAATTTTATTAATAATATAAATTATTTGTTCATTTTCAGTTTTGGATAGAATAAAACGGGGCATTTTACCTAATTTCTTATTAGTCTTCATTACTTTTTTAACTTGATTTTGATTATAGGATATACAGTTATTAGCTAGATTAATTATATAACCAGTGCTTCGATAATTAGTAGTTAAAGTATAAGTTGACGTATCTTTAAAAATTTGGTCAAAGTTAATCATAAAATAATTATCGGTTCCTCTAAACTGATAAATGTTCTGAGAATCATCCCCGATAACTGTTAAAAAACATCCATTTAATACAAACTGATTTAATATGTCAAACTGTTTTGAATTAACATCTTGAAATTCATCAAAGAAAACATATTTATATTTAGATGATATTTCTGAACCATATTTAAACATTAATTCTCTTCCAATTAAAATAAATTCAGATATAGATACATATGCTTTTGCTTTTTCATACTTGTGATATAACATATAACAAAAAGCATCAATAGTATAAATATCAATATTAATTTGAAAACCGAATAACTTAATTATTCGAGTCTTTAAATTTTCAGACGCATCTTTATTAAAGGTTAAAACTAGAATTCGATTAGGAGTTATATGATTATCAACCAAATATTTAACTCTACATAAAATAGTAGTAGTTTTACCTGAACCTGCACCAGCTAATATTCGAATGTTTTGATTTGGATTAGAAGTAACTATTTCAAATTGTTCATCGTCTAAATTTATAACTTCTTCTCCAAAAATATACTCTCTCTCATTTTTTTCATATGTATTTAATGCTGTCTTTAAACTTTCTTTTTCAGCTTTCTTTAATTTGGTAATACCTCCGTCAATAAATGGTGATATTGGTTTTAATTCATTAGTTTTAATTAAATCATAAAGATTCATTCGATAATTAAAATACTAAAGATTCTTTATAATAAAGAACGTTTACTATTTAATAAAATTATATTTAATTTCGTGATATATTAACAATGCTAACATTACAATAGAAATTCTTGCTAATGAAGCAATTAAACTAAATTCACCCATTTCAATATAATGACTAACAGCAATACCCAATTCAATACAAAAATATTTAATAAAATCAGCATAAATTTCATTAAAATATTCAAGGAAAGCCTTGTTATTTTTGTCAGTTAAAAATTTTCTTACTAATAAATTAATATTAATGAGTACAATTACACCAATTAAAGCAACATCAATCCAGTGTTTTTCAGTTGAATTTAAAACATAATACACCATATATTAAAGCTTAGATTTTATTTAATTTATAAATTTTTCCAAGATTAAACATTTTTCTGATGGGCAAATAATGAATATCCTTATTATTAGAGTCACCAGGGTCACTTAATTGATATACCCATAGAGTTCCTTCTAACTCTTCTTTTTGTTCTGCATTTACATTTAACAATAAGTATAATTCCAAAACTAAATCTTGATTTAATTCACTGAAATTAAACTTTTGATTATCAATTGTTCCAATCTTCATAAAACCATTTAAAAAATTATTAGCATCCAACTCAATTTTATCACGCAGCTTCTCTAAACTAACTTTATCATCATCTGTAAATTCATTCATAAAATTTTTCTCCCAATATTCTAACAATTGCTTTCTGTAATGTTCCAAATCAAACTTTTGATAATCAGTTTTATCAAATGGTTTATTTAAATGTGTGTACAAATCATCGTTACCATTTAGATTTAAATAATATATCTTTTTAATTTTATCTATTTCTAGAAAAAAGATTTTCAAGCCTTTCTCAAAATGGTCCGTTAATTCAGGAGAAATAGATAAATTATATTTAGTCAAAAAATTACCTACTTCGTCTTTGGTATAAGCAGTTGGATTAATAATTTTACCAATCAAAACAAAGAAATAATAGTCTCCTTGTTCTGTAGATCCCTTAGTATAAGTATATACATTGTATTTTAGACTTTCATCATTAGTATTAACTAAAATATAATAATCACTGACCATCATCATCCCATTAAAAACATTAGTAAGATTATCAACATATTTACAAGGAAAACTATAAGGAGTATGAATAGGTTTGAATTTAGTTTCACTAATTTCTTTATTCAAATAAACAAAATTTAATGAATTTTCAATTACAATATTTTCTTGATTTAATTGAGGAAAAGTTCTCTTTAATAATTCATTGTAGTTACCAATAAAAGATACATGATTATATTCTTGATTTTTAATATCATTCAGTTGATTCACGTGAATTAATTCATTAAAACGAATTGCTTGTTTCATAAAATCAGGTAGTGTGTAGTTGTTGTTTTTCTCAAAATCCTCTATTAAACTAGTCATTAGTATAGTTATATTAAAATGTATTTAAATCAAATTTGCTTTTAGCAAATAAAAAATTTCTTTATTTTTTTACAGACAAAATAAAAATTGTTGCAATTTTTATTTTACTAATTTAAAACTTTGTTTTAAATTGACTTAATTAGAGTTTTCTTCGAAAACATCTAACAAGTCTAGAAAAATTGAAATATCTTCCATTTATCACCAACTTATAAAATAAGTATGTTATCTATTCTTAATAATAATGATATTTTTTACGCTAATATTGGTCCTTGCCTAAGACAAAAGGACCTCTGTAATTTTAGAACCATAAACAGGCTTGCTCGTGACAACGTAGAACAAGTTAGAGAAGTGGATTATTCTAAGCCTCTTCACTATAATATTGAGCAGTTTTTTACACTGTTTCCAAATGCCATCTCTATTAATCTTTCTGGACGAGACGACATTACTGATGCAGATTTTGTTCACCTTGGACAAATTCAACACCTGAACATTTCCGGTTGCAAAAACATCACCGATGCTGCTTTTGAACATTTACCACGTCTTAAAAGTTTAAATATAAGTCAAACTAAAATCACTGATGCTACCTTGCTTAAATACAAGAATAGTCTCGAGTCTTTAAACATTGACTATTGTAATAACATTACTGACAACGGGTTAATGCATCTTACAAAACTAAAAACTTTAAGGATGGAAGCGTGTGGTTTGATTACTGACCAAACTTTTACAAACTTGAAGAACCTAGAGTATTTGGATATGACTTATTGTAGTCAAGAGGAAATCACCGATGAAGCATTTAGGAATAAAAACAAGCTTAAAAGAATAATGATGCTAGGGTGCACTCAACCAATTATAGGTAGATATTTGATCAAAGGTGTTCGCGTACGAACTAACTGTGGAGGAGAGTGCCACGACCCACGCCTCAGAAAACTTATGAATTTTAGAGTTGGGACGCTTTTAAAGAAAGGAATTATTGTTGAATTATAGAAAAAATAAAAATGTATTAGAATAAAGGATTAAATTCATCTTCTTGATTAACTTTCTGTTTTACCATCGTTCCTTTACTTGCTTGAATCCATTCATTGGTTTCTAAATACTTTATAATTAAATCATAAATTCTTTGTTCTAATTTATTATTACAAATAACTTCTGATGTTTTACCACATGAAGAACATCTTAGTTCTAACTTGGTAGACTTTTTATTTTCTTTATTTGTTTGTGGAATTGTTTCTGGAATATTACATCCAGGACAAATTAAAAATCTATTAATGTAAACTTGTAAAGCCTTTTGAATTTCTTCATTTTTATATCCTCCTGTTATAGTTCCTTTTTCTTCATTGCACATTGAACCAAAATTCAATGATAAAAATTTAAGAATAACAATTGGAGGTTGATTAATATCTTTACATACTTCATTTAAATTTAAAATAGTTGTATAAACACCATTTCCTTTACCGTTAATAGTTGCGGATATAGGTGTCATTTTATAGCGATAAGAAGGGTCAGGTTTTCCGTTAATATTGAGCATATAATTGGAAATAATATTAAATAAATAAATAAATCAACTTTTTATAAAGCTTCAAAAATAACTCGGGAATCTATAATCTCCACTGTCATTTTTAATCATCTTAATTACTCTAATTAAATTCTCTAATCGACTGATATCAAAATGCTTTAGCTGTTGTATATATTGGTGAACTAAAATAGTATCTATACTAGAAATCTTTTCTAGTAAATACATTAAATTTTCAGATTTAGGTATTTCTAATCCAAGTAAAGATTCGTTCTGAACCAGAATATCTTCAGATAAGATATTACTTTTATAAATTTCACTTATAGTCGGATAACTAGCAATTGGTTTAAATGCTTGAGTAAATGTACTCTGTCTGTAAGCACTGAGTGGTGCAGGACTTGATGGTAGAGGAGGTAGAGGACTAGACAATTTAGGGTCTGTAAGCGGTGACAAATGTGTCAAGTGAGCAACTTTAGGAGGCAAGAAAAGTCCTGGAGGAGCAGAAGGAACAAAAGTTTCAGGTTTCTTTGCATTATTAATTAAATTCATTGCTTCACTGTAATCAACCATAGGAGCATATGATATATCTATTGGTTTTACTGTAACAGGTTTTGAACCTGCTTTATTGCTTTGTTGTAAAGAGTCTAGAGGAACATAAGGTATCGCTTCCGATGGTTTATTAGGAAGTCTCTTAAGTTTAAAATTATGAACCTTATACAATAATCTAGGAAATTTAGAAATAAACATATTATAATTTTTAGTAGCTACAAAGTGAGCATTTTTTAATTTCTCCCATGCATCGTCAGTATGTTCTATCTTAAAAATCCTATTAAAATGTAAATAAGTTTTAAAATCCCTAACATAATTATTTACTAGTTTTGTATCATCAATTGGTTCATCAATGCTTTCTGATTTTTGTGTACTATTAAAACCAAAATATGGCATATCTTTTTTAAAAGTATCATTCTTTATAATATTAGGAATTTTTTCGACGTACATAATAAACTTTCCTCTAGGTGGTAAATCAGATTCAGAAAGGTTATTCTTCATAGCACTGCATAATTCTGATGAAGATACCAGACAATTACGATGCTTTAAGTATTCAATAACTTTATTATTAAAATTAGTTAATTCCATTAATAGTATGTAATTAAATAAAATGTGTAAATTTTTCAATTTTTTAATATTCTAATAGAGTTATTTTTAAACAAAAGCAAATAATCCTATAAAGGTGTTATTATCAACGGCAAACTCCTTAAATCCTTCTTAAACTCGTCCATAGCATCCTTTACCAAAAAACAACACTTTGGATACCATCTTATTTTAGTAGAATCTGATTCGTTTAAAAATTTTTCAAATATAACCTTTTCTTTATCAAAATCTTTAATTAAATCACTTTTAGAGCTAACACAAGTTAATTCTGTATTTTTAGTACTAGGATGACTATTTCGTAAGTAATAATATCTATCTATCAAACTTGTATTAGGTAAGTCAATATCAAAAATTAAATACAAATCAAAATCTTCTACATATTCTGCATTAACCAATTTCAAATTATCGAATTTAGGTGTAATATTAAGTGGTAAATTATTAACAAATAAACCATTAGAATTCTCTCTTAATAAAAAAGAATTTAATTGTTCCAATTTATTTGAGGCTAACTCTTTAGGAGCTGATCTTGAAAATTGAGTCAGTTTGTTTTGCCAATTAACAGAACCATTCTTTAAAACAGGTTTCTCTCTTGGTGCAAAGTTCATTAGTTCTTGAATTATTGGAAAGAACTTGTATTGAAAGTTAATCATCTTTAATTTAACTCGCTTCTTTGATATTATTCTAAGAAAACTCAGTAACTTATTAATTTTCATAGCTCTAGTTAATACCTCAATTGAAAAATCATTTATAAGAGGACTATAAAATCTAGTAAACAACTGAAACAGTGGTGGTATTCTAAGTTCAAATCTAACTTTTCTAAGACACCCATTTGTTAATATTTTTTTTAATATACCTGGAAAACAATTTCTTCCACAATTACAATTTATTTCAAATAAATGTGTTAGAGTAGTTTTATCATCATCTGTATCCCAATCAAACATCATTGACTTTAGTTTTGTAATTATATCAGGCATTAGCTTTGAAAAAGTAGCTTCATCTAAATTATTATCATACGAATTATAACAACATAAATTTGGACTCTTTAATATATGTAAAAAAGAAAATATATTTTTCTCTTCGGATGTTTTAAATCGTTTGTACCACTCGAGTAAATGATTTGGTTTATGCTCATCCAAAATAACAAATCTATCTAATATAATTTTCATATTATGTATTGTTAATGGATTCTTATAATAATATTTTATTAATTCTACAAATACATCTTCTCTTGCGTAGCCAATCATTGTATCAAAGCAATGACTTAGATCACACACTTCGGATAAAATCTTTATTCTCTTTAACATATACTTTTTAGGAATAGTGGAAAGTAAAAGAGAACGCATTAAAGAATTTCTTATTTCTATCTGGTCAAAATAATCATCTTTCTTATTAAGTCTAATTTGATCTAAAAACCATAAGAAAATACGATCATCTGGATTTTTAAGACTATTATTAAGAATATACCTTGAATCATCGCCAAAAATATTAATTTTATTCATTTCTTTCCAAAAAAGAAATGTTTTGATAGTTCCTTTACCTGATGCCAAAGTCATTATATAGTTAACATACTCATTACTCATTTTATTAGGTTCAATTACAGTTTTTAATTCGTCTAATAAATTATGACCTTTGATAGATTTTGTAATTACTATTAATAAAGGATATAAATCCATTTTTTCATTCATCAAATATTTTTTAACAACATTTACCAAAAAATTTATTAAAGAACTATAATATGAATATTTATAATTTAACTTTACAGTTGTTTTGTTAGTTGCTCTCACCTTTTCTGTACAAATTTTATTAATAATTGTTACTATTTCTGAATTAGTAACAGAATTAAAATGTGAAAAATCAAAATTGTGTAAGCTTGAATTATCAAAGGATTCCCAAATGTTATTCATAATTAATGACGCGTTATTAGTTATGGAACTCATACTAGATTGTATATATAATAAATTAATATATAATTCAATTTTTATATCAAGTTTAATAATATGGCAGAAATAACAAAAAAATATAAAAAATATGAAATAAAA